TGATTAATAATGGGCAAAGGCAGGATATTAGCTGAACTAGGAGACACAGCCTTTAGGTGGGTGGCTTCTTTGGCGAGTAAGCTAGACAAACCAGCTGACGAACTTGCTGAGCGAATGGGTTCTAAATTAGTTAATCTAGAAAAAGAGTTTCCGGATGCTTTTAACCTTTACGAACCAACTGCACTTTTAGAAAGTTTGGAACAAGCCAATAGAGGTGAAGCTGATCTAGCGATAATAGACCCCGAAACATTTAGAAAGATTGCTGCTCAGATAGATACTGACAATCCTGAAATTGCAAAGCAAATGCAACAAACAGTTGACCAGTATGCTGCTGAGATAGAGTCTGGCATTCCTCTAAATAATACTGTAGACAATATTCCCTTTTTAAGATACACTGTCCCTCAAGACAACATCGCCCAGTTTGTCGAGCATGACGGTCGTCATAGAAATAGAGCTTTTGAGAAAGTTGGAGCTTTAAAATCACTCGTTAAACTTGATCCTTCTGGTGCATTTGATTCAGGATTCGCTGTACCACCACTTAATAAAGGTCAGCAGGTGATGAGCAAAACAGGAAAACCTTTGGATGTTTATACAGAAACAAGTCCAATGCAGTTAGAAGGCGAAGGTGGCAAAAAAGTAGGAAGCTCAAAAGACCTATTTAAATTTTTGTCAATGTTTGGTGCTTTGCCTTTTATATCAGGAGGCGAAGATGAACAGAACTAATTTCGGCAAACTAATGAAAGGAGGAAAGTCGATGATGTATGGTAAAAAGAAGCCTATGAAGAAAATGGCTATGAAAGGCAAGAAGAAGCCTATGGCCAAAAAGAAAAAACCAATGAAAAAGAAAGGATATTAATGTCAGAAGATAAAAAAGATGTTACCATTTTTGTAACTGGCGTTTCTATGTCAGGAGGTGTCAAAAATGACAGTAACAGATCTTCTCAATCAGATAAAAAAGAATCTGAGGGAGAAAAGGCTAGAAATAGCTGAAAGCCTGATTCAAGGTCGGGTCTCCGACTTTGAGTCTTACCAGAAGAACGTCGGTATTGCGGAAGGTTTAGAACAAGCCTCTGAGATTATCGGCGAAACATTGAAAAAACTAGAAGAGGATGATTAACCATGTCTCATCAACATGCTACGTTTAAAGTGAATACAGCTGCAACAGTTTACAAAGACGAGTCAACAGACTCAGAAGTTACAGCTGACCAACTACCAGTTCCCCTGAATTGGAAAGTTTTAGTTCAACCCCATCAAGTGCAAATGAAAACAAGAGGTGGAATACATCTGCCGACAATTTCTAAAGACAATGAGGAGTATTTAACTGCTCATGGTCGAATTGCAGCTATGGGAGATCTTGCTTTCAGAGACAGAGACTCTGGTACAGCTTGGAAAATGAATACTCCCACAGCTGGGAATCGAGTTACTTATGGCAAATATGCTGGCCAGAAAGTAACAATTAATGGTGTTAGATTTCTTTTATTGAACGACGATGAATTAACGTCGATTCTTCCGGAAGAAGTTGAAGTCACCGCATATTTAGCGACATAACTTGGAAGGACGCTACCATGGCAAATGAAGATGTAGTTAATGAAATTGAAGAGGAAATCAAAAAGGCTAAAGGCGAGCCTGAAGATTTTCAGATCGAGATAACGGATGATCCTGCTGAAGAAGCCCAAGACGTTGCCGAAGAAAAGGCAGCTCAAGAAGAGGACAACTATGGTCCAAAGGTTCAAAAGCGAATTAAAAAACTTGTTGACCAAAGGCGAGAAGCAGAAGTCCAAGCTCAGCAAATCCAAGCTCAGAATGCGCAGTTGAATGCAAGGCTCGCTCGTTTAGAGCAAGGCTCAGTCCAGAATAATGAGAAAGCATTTAATCAACGCTATGCTCAAACTAAGGCTGCATTGACCAAAGCAGTTGAAGAAGGTGATACTGAAGCTCAGGTAAATTTCCAAGAGCAGATGGCAGATATGCGTGCTGCGATTAGAATTGCTGAAATGCAAAAGCAGCAGCGTGCTCAGCGAGCCGCATCACCTACAGTTGGCAGAGCTCAACAGGTCGCTCAAAATCCAACACCTAGGAAGGCAATGGACTGGTATGAAAAGAATCGCTGGTTCAATACTGGTGGTTTTGAGCGAGAAACTGCTGCTGCAAGATCTATTGATGTTCAACTAGACATAGAAGGATATGACAAAGATTCAGACGAATATTACGACGTTCTCAATAATCGTTTACAAAAAGTGTTTCCTGAGCTAAACTCAGGATCAAGTCCGTCTAAGACAAGAACAAAAAGTAGACAACCAGTTGCGCCAACTACAGGCGGTTCATCTTATAAGGGCAATAGAGTGCGTATGTCGCAGGATCAACTTAGGATGGCTCGTGAACTTGGAATTACAGACGAATCAAGTCTTAAAAAATATGAAGCCGAAATTCGGCGTCAGCAAAGGAGCCAGTCATGACTGAGAAAAGAAACGTGCGTGCAAACGAAACTCGAAATTCCACTCGTAATGAGCAATCTCGCCCAGATACTGCGTGGAAACCACCATCATTGTTGGATGCTCCAGAACCTCGTCCAGGATACACCCAACGATGGATAGCTACCTCGATTCAGGGTAAAGAAACTCCAGATAACGTGTACAAACGTATGCGTGAAGGCTGGGAACCTCGCAAAGCTGACAGCGTGAAAGATCCGTTGTTTCCGACTATCAATCATGGTCAGTGGGCAGGGTCAATTGGAATTGAAGGAATGTTACTTTGCGAAATGCCTAAAGAAAAGCATCGAGCAATGAAAGAATACTACCATAATCGTAGTGTCGAAGCAAACGAATCAGTTGCAGGGGATCTCGAGGCATTAGGACGAAACAATGGACAACCAATCTATCAAGAACGGAAGTCCTCTTCGAGCCGTGGCAGGGATCTCTCTGTCATGGAAGATTAAACTTTACGCTGAAAGGAGCGAATAATGGCTAATGTTGATGCAGCCTTTGGGTTTGTCCCAATTCGCCATATGAGTGGTAATGCCCCACGGACTAACAAGTACACTATTGCTTCAGGTCTTGCTGAGAACATCTTCACAGGTGACTTAGTTATTCTGATCAATACTGGTTTGCTTACTCCGCACACTGCAACAGAGACTAATAACATTGGTGTCTTTGCTGGGGTTTCTTATACCGCATCAGATGGTTCTTACGTTTATAGTGAGTATTGGCCTTCGGGCACTACTGCTACAGACATCGTGGCATATGTGTATGATGATCCATACACTGTGTTTAAAGTTCAAAGTGCAGGATCTCCTGCTCAGACCAATATCGGTAATTGTGCTGATGTTGTTGCTGGGGCAGGTTCAACTGTAACTGGACAATCTGGATTTGAAATTAGCGGAACAATGGCTGCAGGTATTGCTACCTGTAAAATCATTGGTCTGTATGAAGGTCCAGACAATGCATTCGGCGCAAACGCTGTCATGGAGGTGCTTATTAACGAGCATATTCTTGGCACGAATGTTGCTGGTATATAGGAGGGTATGAATAATGGCTATGAATAGAGCACAATTTGCTAAAATGCTCGAGCCAGGACTGAATACTCTTTTCGGTCTTGAATACGACAGCTATCCCCCAGAATACTCAGCAGTCTTTTCTTCTAACAGCTCAAGTAAGGCTTTTGAAGAAGATGTATTGTTGCAAGGTTTTGGCTCTGCACCAACTAAAGATGAAGGTGCGGCAATTTCGTATGATACTGGTAGTCAACAATGGACTGCACGTTATCAGCACGAAACTGTTGCTTTGGCATTCTCAATTACTGAGGAAGCTGAAGAGGATGGTCAGTATGGTTCGATTGCATCACGCTATACTAAAGCACTCGCACGCTCAATGGCTTCTACTAAAGAAATCAAAGCTGCGAATGTTTTAAATAATGCACAAACTGCTGGTTTCAACGGTGGCGACGGTGTTGTACTTTTAAGTGCATCTCACCCAACTACTGCTGGAGTTCAGTCTAATGTGTTAGCAACTGCTGCAGACTTATCTGAAACTTCACTC